GGCTGGCTATCGGTAAACGATATTAGAGATCTAGAGAACCTTAACCCGGTAGAAGGTGGGGACATTTACCTACAGCCTTTAAATATGGTGCAGAGTGGGCAGGACGACACTAACGTAGATGCGGACTAATGCCCTGGACTGACTACCCACAAGCTGCAACGGATAACGCTAAGAGAGCGCTAAAGATCCGCGAGGAAGAAGGCACCGACTGCGGTACTCCGGTAGGCTGGGAGTCGGCCCGTATTATAGCCAATAAAGAAGCTATAACGGAGCAGCGCTTACCGCGTGTTTACAGCTTCCTAAGTAGAGCTAAGACCTACGACCAAGGCAGCTTTAAAGACGAGGACGGTAAGCAGATCTGCGGAAGTATAATGTACGCAGCCTGGGGCGGTGATGAGATGCTAAGCTGGGCGGAGAGAACCTTAGAGAATATGGAAGAAGAAAAAAGCCTGCGCCACATTAAGAGCGTAGAAGAAACAGCTACCGAGATAATTATAACCTATGGCAAAGCTGAACCAATGGAAGAGGCCGGCTACGATAAAGAAGAAGAACGCGCGGAAGCAGGAGAGTTAAGCGTAGGGGACTTCGTAAGCTGGGACAGCTCCGGCGGTAGAAGCCAAGGCGTAGTAAGAGAGATTACTAGCGACGGCCAAATAGAGGCAGACAGCGGCTTTAAAGTAAACGGCACGGCAGAAGACCCAGCGGCGCTTATTAGTATTTACGAATACGATAGCGAAGAAAACGCTTTTGTAGAGCGTAAGCCGCCTTTAAGAGTAGCGCACCTATTCAGCACCTTAACTAAGGTAGACGGCGCAGAGGTACGCAGCCTTAACGAAGTAGTAGAGCAGAGAGCTTACGACGGGGAAATAAAAGCAGCTGTAGAAGGTAGAACGGTAGAAGGTTACGCCAGCGTCTTTAATTCAATGAGTGAAGACTTAGGCGGCTTTAGAGAGATTATTTTACCCGGTGCTTTTAGTGAGGTTTTAGATAACGACGTAAGAGCGTTATATAACCACGATAGTAACTATTTACTAGCGCGCACAACTTCGGGAACCCTAGAGCTTAAGGAAGACGAGAAAGGGCTTTATTACCGTTTTGAGATGCCTAACACCTCTTACGGTAACGATATGCTAGAGCTATTTAGACGCGGAGACTTAACCCAGTCGAGCTTTGGTTTTACAGTAGAAAAGGATAACTGGCGTATGGAAGACGGCCAGCAAGTAAGATATATAGAGAGGGTAGGCTCTTTATTCGACGTATCTCCGGTAGTTTTTCCGGCGTACTCACAAGCCTCTAGCGGACTACGCAGCGCAGAGCCTAACGGCGAAAGCGAAGCGGAGGTAGCAAGAGAGACCCCTACCGAGGAATTGAACTATAATATTTATAATGCATTAATTAAACTAGCTAAAGATGAATGCTAAACAAATGATGGAGAAGCGCTCGGCGTTGAGCGCTCAAATGGAGGGTATCGTAAAAGCTGCGGAAGCGGAAGAGCGTAACTTATCTAACGAGGAAATGGCGAAATTTGACGCCTTAGACAATGAAGTAAAAGAGCTCCGCTCTTCTGCTGCTCGTATCGAGCGTGCGGAAGAATTGAAGAAAGAAATGGCTGCTAAAGCTGAGGTACGTGATAACGCACCTGCTGCTAAAGTAGAAGCTCGCGACGCGTTTAACGCTTACTTACGTAAGGGAATGAACGGTATTAATTCAGCAGAAGCTCGCGCACTCGCAGAGCTACGCGGAAGCGACACCCAAATCACAACAAACGACGGGCTCGGAGGCTTCCTTGTACCGGAAAACTGGAGCGACTTCGTTTCAGCTACCGAGTTATTCAAGTCGGACATCGAGCAAGTAGCTACAGTTATCCGCACGGCTAACGGTCAGCACTTCAACCTACCAGCTAACGACGATACAGCCGTAGTAGCTGCTATCTTAGGAGAAGGTACGGCAGAGACTGTAAGCGATATGACCTTTACTAATGTGAAGTTCGAGCCTTACACTTACTCTTCTAAAATTGTAAAAGTATCTAACCAGTTAATTAGCGATAACGCTTTTGATTTGGGTAGCTTCGTAGGCGGCCAATTAGCTAACCGTTTGAAGCGTGGTATTAACGCGCACCTTACTACTGGAGACGCTTCTAGCAAGCCGCAGGGTATTGTAACTGGATCTACTTTAGGTGTTACGGCAGCCTCAGCTACAGCGGTAACAATTAACGAGGTAATGTCTTTATTTTATCAAGTAGATGCTTCTTACCGCAACGCTCCAGGCGCTGCGTGGATGATGAATTCTGCAACCGCCAAAGCTATTAGAGTCCTAGGTTTCGGCAGCTCAAACGACTTCCCAGCGTACGTACCGGGAATGAGCGTAGGCGAGCCGGATATGCTTTTCGGTAAGCCGGTATACATTAACGAAGATATGGACGGTATCGCTACTGGTAACAAGTCTATTATCTTTGGTGATCTTAAGCAGTACTACGTCCACGAAGCTGGCGGCGTACAGTTACTAAGACTTTCTGAGCGTTTCGCTGATGCATTGTCAACGGGCTACATCGCCTACCGCCGTGTAGACGGTAACGTATTGCAAGGTTCAGCTATTAAGCACTTAGTACAAGCGTAAGCTTAGGCAGCTAATGAAGGTTATATTTAACCAAGCTATAGCAGGGGCAGACTTCTACTACACCTCCGGGCAAGTAGTAGAGCTGCCCTCTGCAGCTGCTGCTGAGTTTTTAAATGCGGGCTTCTGCGAAGTAGTAGAGGAGAAGCCGGCAGTAAAAGCCGAAAGAGCAGTAAGTAAGAAAAGCACTAAAAGAAATACTAGAGCTAAGTAATGAGCTACACGATAATTACCCCAGCAACTTTAAAAGCTTTAACCGTACAAGAGGTTAAGGATTATTTGCGCGTAGATAGCGACGCAGAGGACACCCTGCTAGGGGTTCTTATTGACGCGGCTACACAAATGGCCGAGAGTTACTTAGGAAGGTTTCTTTTAACTACCGTTATAGAGGAGTTCTACGATTTTTTCCCCGTGTATAAAACGGGCGTAGATCCTTTCCGCGGAGATCGTAATATAATTTATTTAAGTAGAGGGCCAGTACAAAGCTTAGCGAGCGTTAAATACATCGACGGCAACGGCGACGAAATTACCGTAAACGCTAGCGACTACCGTACGGACTTAGTAAGTGAGCCTAGCCGCATCTTCCCGGAGTACGGCTGGTACGGTACTAAGGACACGGTAAACGCTGTTATAGTTCGTTATACTTGTGGTTATACTCAAGCCTCGGACGTACCGGCAAATATAAAAATGGCTATGCTTTTAATGATTGGCGAAATGTACGAGAAGAGAGTAGACAGCGTACACCGCCTACCTACAGCTTCCGAGTACTTACTTAACCCTTATAGAGTCTTCCGCTTTGATTGATCCGGGTAAACTAGATAGAAGGATTACCCTACAAAGTGCTAGCGTAAGTACGGACGGCTTCGGCCAGGCCGTACGAACGTACAGCACCTTAGCGCAGGTATGGGCTAAAGTAGATTATAGAGGAACCCCTAAAGAGGGGGAAGATACCGAGAAGCTAACGAGCTTAAATAAGGTACGCTTTACGGTACGCTACCGCAGCGACGTAGACGCCACAGTAAAGATAAGCTGGGGCGGTAAGACTTACGAAATTGAAGGCGTAAGCTTAGAGGGTAGAGAGCGCTACCTTATTATAGATACTGTACTAAGGGACTGATGAAAAGCGGCGTATACTTTGAGGTAGAAGGTTTAGAGAAAGCTTTAAGAAAGCTAAAGGCTTTAGAGGATATAGACCGTAAAAAGGCCCGCCAATTTAAAGCGGGTATAAAGAAAGCCGCTAAGCCTTTAGTAAAAGCTGTAAAGGGATCTATTCACAATTCCGATAAGAAAACGGCTAGTACTAGAAAAGTAAAAAAGAAAAACAAAGAAAGCACAGTAACTAATAAAAGCGGTAACCTTAGAAGGTCTATAGCTTTTATACCTTCTAAAAAGAAGGGAGCGCTTTTAGGTTACGTAGGTGCAAGGTTCGGTAAGAAAGCAGGTAAGACCTTCGACGGGTATTACGCAGCTATAGTAAACTACGGACTTAAAAGAGGTAAGGCTAAGGCCGAGCCAACGGAAAAACGTAACATAGGTTACGCAGAAAAGGGCTACGCTAAAGCAGTA